GCTCAAGCTGCAGCCGCCGCTAAAAAGATTTCCTCAATCAAAGATCCCAAACAACAGGCCGCAATGAAAAAAGCTGCCGCAGGGCAAAATCTAAATCCTGACGAACAACAAATGGTTGCTTCGGTGGCCATGATGCCACAACAACAAATGGAAAATCGTTTGCGTCGTAATTTGTATCGCACATTGCGCGAAAGTGAAATCCAACAAGCTCAAGTTGTATTGGCCAGTCAAGACATGGTTGATCAAGTGCAAAAAATGAGTGAAGAAATCAGCAGCATGCAATTCAAAGATTTGCCTGCCTTGGTTCAACAAATCAAAGATCAAGTTGGCGTTGACCAAGCCATGCAATTCAACACAGATGCCACTGCTGCATTGGCTGGATTGTTGCAAAACTTGCAAGGTGCCAAACAACAGTTAGAACAAGCACTTGGCGTTGTCACTGGTAATGCACCAATGGTGCCAGGACAAGACGGTATGGATGCTGGAATGGGTGGTGAAGCTCCGCCGACAGAAATGAATCCTGCAGATGAATTACCTGACATTGACATGGAACCTGCTGCAAGACCAGCGGCCGCCTCATTGGGTCGTGGTCGTAGATAATGAAAATCTTTGAAGTTGAAGAAGATCCTGCAGCCGCTAACGGAAAAAAGTTAGCGGCTATCAGCATGTTCTTGAGCAGTCGTGCCGGCGACGAAGCGGCCAAAAAAGAAATCAGTCAGGATGCATTTATAGACATAGCCAAAAGCATGGGTATAAATGTTACTCCGCAGAACTTAGGCGACTTGATCAATCAAGAACCGTTGAAGAATATTTTGGAACCATTGGATCCAAATTCAGGTGTAGTTCGATTCCTTGGTAACGAAGACCCGGCTAATGCTGCTATGTCTGTTGATCAAGCACAAAATATAGTAGATCAAAATGCCAAAGCGGCCATGCGCCGCGGCATGAAATAAATCAAATAGGTTGACATATTTCTCAAAAGGTTGTATACTAAATACTTGCCTAAGGCGTTATATTATTATAACCAGGAGATTGTTATGAAAAAATTACTTTTAGCATTTAGTTTATTATCCCTAATTGGCTCTGCATCGGCACACGGCCCATATCGTGCATTTGGTATGCACGGTGGATACTATGGTGGTTGCGGTGGATGTTGGGTAGCACCTGCTGTTATCGGCGGAGTAATCGGTTATGAATTAACTCGCCCTTCAACTGTATATGTTGAACCACAACCTGTTGTTATACAACAATCACAACCTGTTGTTCAGGCACCTCCTGTTGGGTATCATTGGCAACAGATGGTTGATCCACAGACTGGTATTACTAAAATAGTGGCGGTACCCAACTAATGAAAACACGTAAATTAATCCTAAAACTTAACCGTGCCGAAATGCGACACAATACAATTAAGGCAAAAAAATTCTGGTTTAAACTTTTGAAAAAAAGTCTTAAACACAAACACACAGAAGTAGTACAGTAAGTGCCCACAGTCTAATTGAGCATGAAACAAATAAACTTAACTATCGAGGCCGGTGACGGAATGGAACACGATAATAGTTTTGTTACCAGTTTGACAAACGGAGTTCAAGCACAGATTACACAGATTACTAAACACAGCAAATTAATCTTCTGTGGCAAAAAAGTAGATATAATGTTTGATTCTAGGCTTAGAATCAAATTTCGAAATGCTAGAGCCAGGAAACCTTTTGTAGTTTTTACAGATGGTAATACACGCAAGAAGTTTAAAATCAGTGTAAAAAGTAATATACATTATCAAGACAGCTCGGGAGTACATCATTTAATAGTACGCAGATTTGATACCAAAGACACTAAAGAATTTTTATGGTTAGTTGCTGATACTAATTATATCAGCGGATTAATCACACACTAGGAACCAATGATACTCACAAATTGGTACGCCAATCATAAATACTTGTATGAAAAACAAGTATGATATAACAAAGACGTGTCTTTTTTGTAGTTGTAAGTTTATAACTAAACCTCGATTTCTTGAATACTGCTCACAAAAATGTAAAAACCCACTGAATCGCGGAGAGTATGCTCCTTGGAATAAAGGTATTAAACTCACAGACGATCAAAAAGCAAAACAAAATATATCCGGTCTTTCTAAAGGTTGGGGCTGGAATAAAGGACTGCCCAACGAACGACAAAGAAAAAAATGGTTAGAAAACAATCCTAACAAAGATGGTAAAGCAAACAATTTAAGACCAAAAAATATAATTACGGAACCCCTTAAATTATATCGAAGTCAAGTTCGTAAAGCAACTTATAGAACTCTTAAAGAAATGCGCCTTAACGGCGAATGGATCCCGCAAACNGGTAAGTATANAGATAGTTGGCAAGTTGATCATATTATTCCACATAAACAAGGATTTGATTTAGGTATAGATCCTTCTTTACTTGGGAGNAAAAANAATATACAATTTATAAAAGGGGNAGATAATAGAAAAAAATGGGATAGTTATCAGCCTAAAGAGGTAGTTGAATCAATCACAGGAGATAGTTATGGCTTACAGTAAAGATGTAATAGATCATTTTGAAAATCCACGTAATGTTGGAACTTTTGATAAAGGAGATGCGCAAGTTGGAACCGGCTTAGTCGGTGCCCCAGCTTGCGGTTAACGGAGATGTAATGCGACTCCAAATTAAAGTAGTAGATGGAATTATTACAGATGCAAGGTTCAAGACTTATGGTTGCGGAAGTGCTATTGCAAGTTCCAGCTTGGTTACAGAATGGGTTAAAGGAAAATCACTTGACGATGCGGTAACAATTAAAAATTCTGAGATTGCTCAAGAGCTGGCGCTTCCGCCGGTTAAAATACATTGTTCCATACTGGCCGAAGATGCTATCAAAGCGGCAGTCGCAGATTATAAAATAAAACATGATCTCGTTAACTGAACGTGCAGCCAACAAGGTAAAACAAGTTATTGAACGTCGTGGTCAAGGCGAAGGCATTCGTCTTGGAGTTAGAACCACAGGTTGCAGTGGGCTGGCATATGTGTTAGAATACGTAGACTGCCCACTTCCAGAAGATCAGTGTATAGAATGTCAAGGATGCCGCTTGTTCATTGATCCCAAAAGCAGTGTGTATTTAAAAGGCACCATCATTGACTATGCCCGTCAAGGTCTTAACGAAGGTTTTGAATTTACCAACCCTAATATTCGCGACACCTGCGGTTGCGGAGAAAGCTTCAGAGTTTAACTTGTATAAACAAAAATTTGAATATCACACACTATCAAGAGAATCAGTAGACGGCAAACGATTATATGCCACGCCCAACGGGCATCGAGTTCCTAGTGTAACCACTGTATTAGATCGAACAAAACCCGAAGAAAAGAAACAAGCTCTTAACGAGTGGCGTCGTAGAGTGGGAGTAGATCGTGCTCAAGCTATTACTACAGAAGCTGCCAATCGCGGTACACGTATGCACACCTATCTTGAACGCTATATCAAAGAAGGTGCCTTGCCCGACCGTGGATCAAATCCGTACGGGTGGGACAGTCATCGAATGGCCCAGTGTGTTATAGATCAAGGATTGTCTAATGTTAGTGAAATATGGGGGGTAGAAATACCGCTGTATTTTCCAAGCTTGTATGCCGGTACCACAGATGGTGTGGGTATACACTTAGGTGAAGAAAGTATATTAGATTACAAGCAAACCAACCGGCCCAAAAAACAAGAATGGATTGAAGATTATTATCTACAACTTACAGCCTACGCACTGGCACATAACGAAGTTTATGGAACCAACATACGTAAAGGTGTTGTATTGATGTGTGTAAAGCCCGGAGAAGATGGTATTCCTGTGTATCAAGAATTTGTGTTAGAATCAAAAGACTTTGATTATTGGTCTGATCAGTGGTGGCGCCGTTTAGAGCAATACTATTTGTCCAACTAATAGATTAAAGATTAGATGGAATTTGCGATCCAACTTCGTTGCCATCAGCAGTAATATCGTCGGGCACATCCATTTGATTTCCACCTCTTGTGGTGATAATTCCAGCACCGCATAACGTAGACATTAAAAAATGTACTTTTTTCTCAAGATCTCTTAGTGAAGTGTTATCTTCTATTCTATCGTCTCTTGCCCATAAATTTGACATACTGTTCTCCTGTAATATATTATTTAGTGAAACGTTTGGTCAATAACCCACTAAATACAGGATAGATTCAAGGACGATACCGTGGCCATTGTACAAATTAGTCAAATAACCAACCGTTTAGGGTTAAATGTAGATCTGCCTCAATTGGCAGGTGCCGAACTTGGCTGGAGCACAGATACCAGACAATTATACATTGGCAATGG